GCATTACACGGCTCGCGGCTACGTCTGCACGATAGACCGGCAAACCCTTTGGAGGGTCAACGCGGTGCAAAATGTCAAAGGTGTCATTCAAGACAGCATCGGAGTACGCGTGATTGAATTGTCCATGCTGAGCTTTGTTTATTTCGGTGCGTCTGGCACGTTTTACAGACCCTGGAGTCTCTATCCAGTCAGCATGCTTAACCGACTCGACTAATTCGTCTGACATACCCCGATGGAAACCTGACATGTTCCGTAATTTAGATAGGGCCATCTCTGGTGCGAGCATGCCAACAGCCATGCTTTCTAAGAAGCCGCGTTCCTGCATCCTTTCAACATAGTGTGAGTCGTCACTAATGAAATTCGAGCCTACTTGCCCCGTTTTTTCCCAGAAATTCATGTCTGGGTCAAAACCTTCTCTTTGTAGCCGGATTCTTTTTTCTTCTTCTGATTCCCCGCCTATACCAAAAGACTTACCTGTGAATAAGTTACGGAAATCTACTAAAGTAGCTTCAGCTCCAGCAACGGAGAAGTTCAGCGCATGCCTGAGACCGGGATAGCTAAAGACCTCAAGAGCAGAAAGCGGGTTCCACGAGATTCCTTGGTCCTGCTGCCGGTCTTCTCGGCCTAACCATGCGCCCCATCCTGGCATCGGTGCTTCGGCGCGTTGACCTACGCGGCCCATCAGAGCTTCTTGGAAAGACTGTGCTATGAGAGGATTGGAGGATGTTGGTGGTCCAGGGGCCACCACGCCTGGCGCAAGCATGCCACTAGCAGAAGGAGCCCCTACCTGTGGTGCACTAGGTGCTGTTATCTGTGGCGTGCGTAGCCACCCGCCGTAATTATTAGCCGCAGAAGGTTTACTCGCGTTCTTCTCTTGGTCGCGTAAAAACTTATCGCTGGGCTTATTGACTGGAAGTTCGAACGGCCCTGCCATTATGCCTGCCTTACTCTACGTGCGCCCATACGGAGCGGAGTACGGCGGGTACCGCCAGGTATAGCTGCACGCATCTCTCGTTCGAGTTGTTCTTGTGGTATGCCAGCCTGCCTACCCATCTTCTGGTAGTACGCCAACTCTGACGGCAGCATGTTTTTGAGTGCCTGCCCTGATGGTGTCGGCATATTGGCCGCAGTCATGAGTGACCGAGGCCGTGATATAGGCCTGCCTGCCATCAGTTGTTGGATACCTATCGGATGCTGGGCTGGGTTGGTTCCAGCAAATTCAGATGCACCCAATCGTTGGCGTAGCTCATATTCAGGTATATTGCCCACGTTTCTACGTCTTTGTTGTTCTTCGTTAAGGAATACATTAGGAGTAGCGTACTGCTGCACTAGAGACTGAAAATCAGTAGGAGCAATACGAGGGGCGCGACTGATACCGTCAGCACCGTAGATACCTTCTGCGCCAAGTTCTAGTTCTTTCCGTGTCTCTGGACGGACATATGCGCCACTTTCGCCATATGGCTGTAACTCACCACCAGTGACCCCGCCAAATCGTGGGCCAGTAACCATGCCGCCGTTAGCAAAGCGCGGAATTGAGTCTTCAAACTTAGCTACCGTACTGCCCTGATGTGTTGGTCGGGGCTTACCCATAGGCAGTAAGCCCCGCTTGAACTCATCAACCTTACTGAATGGGACTATGAACTCAGGTTCTTTCTCGCCAAGTAAAGCCATGGTCGGGCCTTGTACGACGCCGCCTTCCGCAAACCCCCATGCCGCCATTGAACTCACATCCGATGCCGGTGCCGGTGTCGGTGGCGGTGGCGGTGTAGGTGCGCTCATACCCATCCAACCCACCCCTGCACCTGTATCCTTAATTACCTGCTGGAATGAAGGGGTGGACGCCGGAGTTCTTTGGCTTGTTATCTCAGGAACTGCAGGCCTTATAGGGCCGCTGCCTCTACCAGTAAACTCCGAGCCTGGGTCGTATGGCTCCGAAGCCTCACTAATTGCTGGTGGAGTTGCTGGGGCCATGGCGGCCTCAGAGCCGCTGTCAAGGATAACGTTGGTGGCCTCAGAGCCGCTAGGGGGGTCAATCTTAGGCTGATTATTTTGCTTCCCTTGCTCCTCTTCCCTTCTCTTCCTCTCCTCTTCCCTTTCCATTGCTGCCTTTGCATCTGCTTTTGCAGTTCTCTCATCTTCCTGCCTTTGAAAAAGTGCGGCTATCTCTTTCTCTTGCATATTGGTGGTTGTTTTCATGATGTCTTGGAAGCTAGAAATCGTTTTATCAAACATGCCAGACATCATGTTCAAGGTATTGGTTTGTGTCTTTTCTATCCGTTCACTGGCTGACTTATTGGCCTCAGAAATCGTATCCCTAAGAATACCTATCTCTGTCTCATACTTATCGGCTAGTTCTTTGGTGGCTATATAAGCAGGGTCGTTCTTGGGGTCGAAAAGGTCACGCAGTTCATCTTCGTTGGGAACATATCCCTGATTCATAGAGTCTATAAAACTCTTATATGCGCTAGTGTAGACTTCGCCCGGCGGGCCAATGCGGGTCGCCTGCCCCATGCCCGTACCCATACCTTCTGGTAACGGGACTGCAGGTTGCACCATATGCTCACCACGAGCTATAGCTGAAAGTACTGCTAGGTCTGCTGGTGACTCGGCGTATTGGGCAGCGTAGTCAAGTAACTCACGCTCAGTGGGCCGGTCTTTGAACGCCTGTACGGCTCGGGCCAGCGGCCAGTTGGCCCGTTCGATGGCCTTAGCCACTATCATGTCTAGTGAACGGTGCGGGACCTGATAGCCAGCAAGGCTCTCTTGAGTGATATCGCCAGCCATGCCGTAGCCGAAGTCTTGCAGTCTACCTTGAGAATCTAATCCGAACCTCCGGCCTGTCGGGTCTTCCGTGATGGTCGGCTCGAACATATCGCCAGGAGTTCCAGGAGTTACAATGGGGTTTCCGCTAGCATTTAAGACCAGATTGCCTGCATCATCTCTTTCATAAGTGGTCGGCGTTGAATACTGTAGGTCGCGTTGCTCTTCGGCTTTCTCGCGGACATACCACTGGCCCATGGTACCAGGCACGACTTCAAATCGGTCAGAATCTTCAGGACTGGTCTGGTCTAACCATTCCTGTGCATCATCTGCATTCTCCCATCCGCCCTGCCCTGATGGGATTGTAACCAACCACTTACCGTTGCTTGGCTCAACAGTGGCGTTCTCGATACTCTGGGCCGTATTATGTGCCATAGTCTGGGATTCATATTCACCAACGACCTTCCGGTCGGTCGGCGATGTGGGCATGGCCGCTCTTGTTTCTGCGTCGGTCGGCATCCTTGGCCCGAGTGGTGCGTCGGCCATGTCCAGGCCTTTGTATTTATCGTGGTCGGTATAGATGCGACCACGCTCCAAGTCATCCTGAGCGCGTGAAATAAACTGATAACCTGCGAACGGATTAGCACTGAAATCTATATCAGTGTAGCCACGGCCTTGAGCTACCGCGGCCCAGTTAAATTCCTCAGCCGCATCTTCTGCGAACTCAGACATGTACCGGGCCATCTCAGTTTGCGCGGCTTCATTCCAATTAGCTCCCAGTAGTCTGGGGTCTCCGCCTTCCTCTTCTAAGAGTTCCTTATCTTTTTGCCAGGTAGCTTCGCGGCCATCCCAGTTCCATGTAACTGCGGCCTGTGTATCGAAATTAAAGCTGTCTCCAGTATAAGTCTGGTTAGACCATGTCTTCTTTTTCTCGTCCCAAAGGAACCCTTTATTTCCTCCAGCGACCACTCCCGATTGATATGGTTGAGGGTCAAGCCCAGTGACATCTGCCCATAGGAGTTTGAGTACCTCCATATATGCCGCTGTGGAATTATTTCGCAGGTGTTCCGGGAGCATATTGTCGCCATGGACTTGCAAAAAGGTATCGAAATCAACATGGGGGTACGGCTTCTTATCTGTGACCCAAGAATAGGGGTTCACGTCTTTAAAACTGATGCCTTCTCGCGGCACCATGTCGCGCCACTCACCGTCAGCGAACTGCCACTGGAACCTACGGTCTGAGCCTTTATCTACCTGTCGTAGCTTAGGTGTGTCGATTGGCACGGTTCCTTCCTCCAGGCATCATGATGTCCATAATCTTTTCTGCGCCGATATCACGCAGTAACTGAGCCCGCTCTTGCGGCCCCATCCGTTGTATCTCAGCCCTGGCTTCAGCGGCGGTCATCTCTTTCTTCATGAACTCTGTATCTTGATTTGCAAGGGCCGTTTCATTGCCTGCCTGCCAGTCGCCAAGCACACTGAATACAGCGTTCGAAAAATCAGACATGCTGTCGTCATATTGATATTGGCTCGTCATGCTCGGGACGCTCCTATCCGGCTGGGTTTAGCTATACCAGGAGTGAGCGGCTCCCGTAACGGCCTGAGCCCACCAGTGCCCATCGTCTGATTGAGTGGCATACCGTCTGGCCCCAAGACCGGAGGTTCTTCAGCCATGGCTGGGCCTCCCCCTCCGCCTGGGGCACCGCCTCCACCCTGGGCTGCCGCAGCCATGGCCTCTTCTTCTGCCCGTGCTGCTTCGATAGCCTGGAGTAATCCAGCTTCTCGCATTACCTCTCCAGCAAGTAATCTCTGTACTTCTGGGTCGGTGCGGATTAAATCCTCTAGGAGTCGGCGCCTTTCCCCGGTCGCATCCTCTAGTCTGGCGTCTGCAGACCAGTAGGTCTCCTTGGATTTAAGTCCTTGCTGGACCTCGCGCATGCCTAATTCGCGGTTCTGTAGCTGTAATACCGGGTCGATAAGCTCGAAGCTCACCTTTACCGAGTAGTTATGCTCGATGTCTTGAGGTGTAATCTTATGGCCGCGTACATTCAAGCGCAGGGCCATGATGTCTATCAGTTGAAGTACGTGGGATGCTGACCTACTGGCTAGATGTTCTAGCTGACGGGCTGGAGATGAGAACTTACGGCCAGCAGCAGTTGAAAGTATGGCCTGTTGACCCACGGTGGAGACGCCCTGCTCCCTCACACCGGCCAGAGCCCGTGCGAATGTGCCCATCTCGATGTCTTTATCCAGCCATTCTTCCGATTGGAACATCCATCTAGGCAACTGGGGTATCTCCATCTTCCACACATCGCCCCGGTTCCCCATCTCTATCACATCGCCTGTGGATAACTGCTCTTGAAGCTCAGCTGAGTCCATCGTCGTGCCGGTCGGGTTGAATGTCGCCTCCATCAAGGCGTTATGCCGACCTGCTACGGCCTGGGCCTGGGCTTTAAGCACTGGTAAGACAGGTTCTAATATGCCAACCGCCATATATGACGGGTCTACTTCGGTATAGCTGGTCACTTCCTGTCCAAACCCTGCATAAGCATGGCTATAAGGTACGAACCCCCAAGTATTCTTCTCAACGAAGAGCATATTATTATCAGCGACCATGGCGTGCCAGCACTCAGACCAGTATTCATAGGTCTCAATCAACGAGAAGGGCTCGTCATCGCACTCCCACTTGGTGACAGAGCCACGCTTGGGCTTGCCATTAGCTGTCATCCGGGCCTTGGTCATGTCTTCAAGGTCTTTGGAGTAGCGGTAGGTGTGCTTGATTGCCACCTTTGGGTCTTTCTCGGTCGGGTCTAACAGCACTCTGGCAGGATGTGGTGCCCTTGTGCGGAAGGGCATCATCATCTCTGCCTTAGCTGCGGCTAATCTCTGTCTTCCTTTGTACTCGTCCTCGCTCTCATCCCGGCCTTTACGTGGCTTGTCGTCCCTATCATGTAGGACGTTACCATCCAGACCGTCTTCGACTATGGCATACCCATATAAGAGTAGATGTTTACCCACCTGTTTCCATGTAAGAGAAGGCTCAAGTAAGGATGCCTCGTCCATGATGGCCTTCAACGCAGGCTCCACCTTGTCGGCGCGGCGTTTGTGCATGACGCCTTCAGCGGCTGGCATGCGGTGTACTACTGGGTCATGGGCCAACTGGTGGTCTGTAGCGTGGTCAACGATGGACCGGGACCGGGACGGCTTCAACCACTCAGGTCTGTTCAATCCAGCAGGCCAAATCTGGAAGGTCTGGTTGTAATAGCTGTCTATCTGCATCCATTTGGCATGGGTGCGGCTCCATAGACCTTCTAAGTGCTTGGCTAGTTTCTCTACATATTCACATGTAGGTTTTTCATCTAGGGGCATATCACCACCTTAGAAACCGTTTTACGCTGAAGAAGTCGCGCATCGGGTCGGGTTGTGGCTTGGGACGGCCAGCGGCCTGAGCGTAACGTCGTAACTGCCAGGCGATACCCACGGCCAATGGATAGTCATCGTGGGCTCCGTACTGGGCTTCGATGCGTCCGTTCTTCTTGGGGTTCCTGATGACAGAGAAGAACTGGGAGAGTCCATCTTCACTAGGCACAGTGATGATGCGGGCTGATACAGCTTCGATAAGTTCGCCCCATAGCATGTACCTAGAGCGTTCATCAGTGTGCCATCCCGCCTTGTCCTCATCTCTGTAATAGAGCCGTGGATAGCGTGCCGAGCGTGCGTACTGAATAGTAAGTATGCCCCAGTCGTTATCTTCTATGCCCCATATCGGGTCATGGTACCGGGACATAAGCTCGATTGACGCCAGGGCAAGCTGTTCGGGAGGCAGATTATTAGTCTGTATATCTGCTACCACGTATCCAGTAGCAACGTCGATTATAACAGTGACAGCATCGTCGCCGCCTGTGCCATGTGATGTATCTGTACCGGCTGCATACCGCTTACCTATCTGGAAATCCTGATATATATTGGCTAGCGTGGGTCCACATTGCATCTGTTCAATGGGTTTCTTCACATCTGCGGACATACTGGTCAGGACTTCGGGGTCGAACGCTGCTATGGTGCGGGGCGGCGCCAAGGCTTCGTCGTCGCTATTAGGGTATTCCTTCTCGAACAGCGACCTGTCGTGGTATTCCTGTTGCCTAGCTAGGTACCATTCGTTCGTCCTACCAGGCCTGACGTTCCATCCGTAGAAGACCCGTTTGAAACCGTTGAGTGGGGCTTCTTTATAAAGAACCTTAAATAAGGAACGGGCGTTCATGGCGTTGGACGTAGATACCATCACGAGTTGGCCGCCGTGGTCGTCGATGGTGGGTTTTACAGCGGAGTAGTTGGCGTCTAGATGCTCATGGAAATCAGCTTCGTCCATGATGACCAATGAAGCGGTGGCCGAGCGGCCTGCTTTATCGGTTGAGGGGAGGGCTCGTATAGCTGACGCCATATCTGGGAACGTCAGTTCTTGCCTTGAATCGGTTCCCAGTGCCGTCTTCAAAGGTAAAGGTAGTCTCTCGTAGATGAAGCGGCATTTTGCCAGTAGTACCTTCGATTCCTCTTCCCCTTGGGATAACAAAAGTACGAGTGTGCCAGTACGATACAGGGCCATCCATAGGGCATAGGCTGCCAACAGCCATGATGCCCCAGTCTGTCGGGACTTCAACCACACCAGTAGTTTTTCGCTTTCCAAAAAACTACATACTTCCACCAGGTGTTCCCATCTTTCGAATGGAACCACCCCTCTGCCGGGGGGTGGCTCCATGATGTACACATAGTTCAGGAAGTCGGGGAAGTTCCTTTCGGCCAGTGTGTATTCTGCCGATAGGCCGACCTCTTCAGCTAGCTTCCGTTTGTCCTCGGTCGTCAGTAGGGATGTCGTCATCGACTATATGTCCTGCTGCTTCAATGATTGGGCCTGCTGCTACCAGTTCCTTCCTCAGACTGACCAACTCTCTTAGTTCGTCGTCCGAGAAGTTGTCCATATTCCTATATGTCACTCCGACCTGCACGTCACCTGTGACGTCCGTATGTGACACGGCCTTACCATAGGCACGGTCGAACAACATCTCTATGGCTTTAATCTGGTCGGCTGGTCTCGCTCTTTTTACCTCTCCTCTGGCGAGCGACAGGAGTTTCTCCACCAACTCCTCCCCGTCCTTGGTCTTCTCTATTATCTTCTTCGCCAAGTCCCTGGTTCCCTTCGGCTTCCCTGAAGGGTTCCCTGACTGGCCCTTCTTGTACGGGGGTAATAGTCCTGGCCTCGGGTTGGGGCTCGGTAGCCGGTCCGGACTTATGTGGCTCGGCTGTACTACTTCCATTTATCTTCCGTCCTTTTCCTCTGGTCCTACGGGATTGTGTTGGCTTAGGTGGCTCTGGTTGCTGGAAGAGCTTCTTCAGTATGCCAAACATGACGCCTCCTTCTGAGCGTGTACTGTGAGAATATAACAGACAGGGGTGTCTTGCAACACGTATTGCTGTGTTGTATCCTGCTTGAACAGTGCGGAGATTGTCCTATATCTCCGGCCCTGGCATATAGCTGGGGCGCGTCAGGAAGAACAGGCCCCTTATAAACGAGGGTGGTGGGCCTAACCTAACCTCCGATGCTATATCCCTTATATCAGAGGTTAGGTGGTCAGGGGTACTTCCTGGGCTGGGATGGACGAGAGTCGCTCACCAGTTAATCGCAAAATCTGCCACAACGCATTGGGACAGTTACGTTTATTTAATAGCCATTCTTCTATACCCCACCTCCTTTGCACTAGACCCCCATCTGTGTATGCCTTCCCACATTTGGGGGTTTGGTGTACCACCCTATCCCACGCAGAAAGGTACCTTCCATGGGGGGGTGCCTGCCAATCAAGACCATTATGGGATTCAGCGTCTAGCAGTCGATAGCGACGTACATACCCCCCGCCAGATGGTACCGTCGGGGTACCGGGTGGCCTCCCGTTTGGTGGTAGTCAATCCGTCGTCGCTGCGTCGAAATTCGTCTACTTGTTCGCCTCAAGGCGACGAATTCATGCGAACAATTTCACGCCTACGCCTTGTCGCTTATCGTTGTTCGTCGAAGGCGAATATCCGATGAAACCTTCGGCGACGTCTTCAAATAGACTTGGCGACGAGTAGAAAATCCGATTCGCTTTCGCTAGACCTATTAGGCGAATCGTGCTAGTATCCACAAACGTCTTTCGGCGGACGGCCGAACGACGGGCACCTTAACAACTGAATAGCGAAGCGACAACGAGTCGTTGCCTTTCATTTAAGCGAACAATAAATTTGATTGACTGAAAGGAACAACAACGACATGAGTAATAACGAAGTAAAAAACGAAGGCATCAACATTGAAGCGACTAGCCTAACCATCGAAGACGCGGAAGCGGAAGCGATGATTGCGGAAGCGGAAGCGGAAGCGACGGCGAGTGAATCGACGCCCGAAGCGTCTCCGGTGGACGTCCCAAGCGACGAAGATACGCCCGAAGATACGCCGATAGACGAAGAGTCGGAAGAGACGCCGAAAGGCGACAATGACGACGACATGTCCATCGACTACATTGAAGAGCGCATCGACGAACTCATGACGAAGGGACGGGCTAATTGGACGGCGGAAGAGCGCCGAGAATATCGGCGACTCGACCAAGCCCTCGAAGCCTACGAAAACGGCGAGAGCGTCGAAGACGTCGCAAAGGCCGATGCTAGAGCGTCCAAGGGAATGGGCGAAGACGCAATCACCGAAGCGAACAAAAGAAAGTTCGACACGATGAAAGCGTCGCTCGACTTAGACTACGACGAAGAGCGTGTCTTCGCGAAGTCGTTAATCCGGACTTCCAATATCGGCGTCCGGATGCAATACGGCGAAGGCGAAGAGACCATCTACAATGTGGTTGACGGTGACGCCTATGATGGCTTCCGAAGCGGGAACTATTCCTACTCTTGGAATGAATCGGAAGCAACGCTCTCAATAGCCTACCAACAACGTCGACTGCTCGACCACGTACTTTCCCTTGAGGCAATCCGATGCCGCGTTGTTGACGGTCTCAATATCAAAAAGGGCGGCATAAATTTTACTGTCCACTATGACGGCGAGACCGAAGAGACGACAATCGGCAATCCGACATATAGCGCAAAGGTAGGGAAGGGAAAGGGCGGCGTTCTAGGGGCGAAGACTTCGAATGGATGGTTTCCGAAAGGGAAGATAATCCTTTCGGAAGACTACATCTACGAAGGACCCTTCGGTACCGTGACAATCCCTTCGGGCGAATGGCTAACCATAGCTTCGATGTTCGACACGAAGAAGAAGACCGACGAAGGATTTTCGGAAGAGAATCTCAACCGGAATGGCGGCGACTGGGGCGCATTGGCGAAGATTCATTCGTCGAGCGAGAAGACCCATAGCCTACACCGGAAAGGCTACCGCAACCCGAAGGGCTCAACGACTGGCGGGCGAGTCATCGAAGGATTACTCGAAGCTATGCCAAGCGAATCCGGAAAGGAATTAGCCCAACTTCTCAAAGTACAAAACGGCGAGCTTTCCTTCGCCGAAGTGTCGCCGAAATTCCGAAAATTATTCGGATATGACGACGACGAAGAGACCAACGAAACGGCCACCGACAACGACGTCGAAGGCAACGAATAGCAACTAAGGCAAATTAGGCAACGACTAAAAGTCGCTTTGCATCGGTTGAAAGGGCTTCCAAATTTGGGAGCCCTTTTCTATTGTTCGAAAAACGACGACATTCGTTGAACCAAGTTTGCCGACCCAGGTAACGCCCCGGAGTCGCTTAACCATATTTTTTTGAGCGACAAAAAGGTCTGTTCACTTTGTATGTCGAACCGAATAAACCCATCCATCTTGTAAATCGAACCAAAACAGATAAAGGAAAAGAACATGAGAATGTTGCCACCGAAATTTTCCATCGGAACAAATGAAGACGGCACGCGCACGCTTCCATTGTGTGCAATCTGCAAAGTGACGATTGACATC